AGGGGCGGCGGACGGGTGTATCAGTACGGGTATGATTATGAGAGCGACGGGTTCGTGTCCCGCGATTTGACGGTGTTTGCCGATCATGTGCTGGCCGGCGGCGGCGGGGTTACTTCCGGGGATTTTATGAGGAAGCCCCACCCGCGGGCGGTGATGACCCTGGCGGACGGCACGCTGGCGCTGATGACTTATAATAGCATGCACCAGGTGCATGCCTGGCACCGTCACAGGACGGAGGGGCGGATGTCCAACGCCGTGGTGCTGCCTAATGGGACCGGGGAGGATTTGCTGTTTGTGTCCGTGGAGCGTGAGGATGGGAGGTTTGTGGAGGTGTTTGATCCGGACGGCCCGTTTGTGGATGCCGGCGCGTGGGATTTTACGTCCACGGTGGTGACGAATGCGCTGGATGTGGCGGAGTCCCTGGGCAGGGATAGACAGGCCGCGGCCGTGCGCGTGTTTTTTGCTTCCGATACGGCCCCGGCCGGTATTGAGGTGTCCAATGACGGGAGCGCCTGGGACCGGTTGAGCAAGACCAGGACGATGGAACGGGGATGGCATGAGGTGCTTCCCTCCGCCATGTGGAGGCGGGATGTGCGGTTTGGCATCCGGGTTTCCGGGGACCGCCCCCTTGAGTTTTTAGCTGTTGATACGCAATGACGGAGCCTGCGAAGACGAGACCGGATTGGAAGGAGCTGCTGGCCGACAGGTGGTGGCGCCTTAATCATTTGTATTGGATTGAGGATAAGGAGGGCCGGATGGTGCGCTTCCGCCCGAATTGGGCCCAGGAGGAGCTTTTTCACGGGCTTTGGTTCCGCAATACGATTTTGAAGGTGCGCCAGCTGGGGATTTCTACGTTTTGCGCCATTTATATGCTGGATCTTTGCCTGTTTGGGAGGAATCAGCATTGCGGGATTATTGATAAGACGCTGGAGGACGGGGAGGCCAAGCTGCGCAAGATTGCTTTTGCTTATGAGCATTTGGATTTTTTGCCGGAGAATCCGACGATGGAGGACCGGGCGCTGGCTGCTTTGGGGAGGATGGTTAAGGAGGGGTGCGCTGTGGTGGAGAAGAGGGCCACCCGCATGGCCTGGTCCACGAACGGGTCTGTTGATGTAGGGGTTAATTTGCGCGGGTCCACTCTCCAGTTTTTGCATATTTCCGAGTTTTCCTATACGGCGCTGCATGATCCGGCCAGGGCCAGGAAGATCCGCACGGGCGCGTTGAATACCGTTGGCAAGAGCTGCGTGGTGGTGATGGAGTCCACCCACGAGGGAGGGAAGGCCGGGCTGGCTTACCAGTTGATGGAGCAGGCTATGGAGATGGTGGGCAAGCCTCTTTCCAGCCTGGATTTCAGGTTTTTCTTTTTTTCCTGGATCCAGCATCGGGAGTATTGCCTGGAGGGGGTGGAGCCGAGGCTGGATGATTTTTTGCGGGATTATTTTTCCGATTTGAAGAGGCGTTACGGGATTGAGTTGTCCGAGGGGCAGAAGGCGTGGTACGCTACCCAGTACAGGATTAACGGGGCGGAGGTGAAGCAGGAGTTTCCCACCGTGCCGGAGGAGGCTTTGCAGACGTCCGTGGAGGGGGCTATTTACGGGAGGTGGATTTCTGCCCTGCGGGCCGAGGGGAGGATCGCCGCCGAGTTTGAAGTGGATGACGTGGCTCCGATTTATGCTTCCTGGGATTTGGGGTTGAGCGATTTTATGGCGATTTGGCTTTGGCAGGTGGTGGGCGGCAGGTATTACGCGCTGGATTATATTGCCGGGAATAATCAGGCGGTTGATTATTACGTGGGGCAGATCCGGATGAGGGAGAGGGAGTTCGGGCCTGTCGCCCTGCACCTGCTGCCGCACGATGCGGCCAGAAGGGATTTTTCCAAGACGTCTTTTGAGTCCGTGCTGCAGCGGGCCGGGTTCCGCACGGCGATTGTGCCGCGCACGTCCGATATCTGGACCGGGATTAACGCGCTGCGGAATATGCTGCGTTTTTGCGTGTTTCATGAGCGCTGCAACCGGCGCCCGGAGATTGACGGGCAGAAGTATGTTTCCGGGGTGGGGTCCCTGGAGTATTACCGCAGTTTGCCGCCGGGGTCCAACGGGTGCGTGCGGGAGATGCCGCTTCATGACGCCTGTTCCCATGGCGCGGATGCGGCCCGGACGTTTGCCGAAGCGGTGAGCCGCGGCCTGGTGTCCGGTCATGCCGGGGAGCCGGAGAAGGTGAAGAGGCCTCACAGACGCCCCGACGCTCTGGAGGGGATGCTTTATTGAGAGGTTGGCTGATCTTCTAAGGTTTTAATTTCTTTGCGAAGCTGATCTTCATCAATGGAAATAAAACAGTCAAAGGGAATGATATGGCGCTCCCCGTTTTCACGAGTGATGATTTTACAGTTATCCGGACGCATGTCCGCAATGTAAAAAACGGCTATTTTGTAAACGTTACCTTTGTAGCCGTGATAGTTATTTTCATCTTTTATTTTTTCACACGGGTATTGCCGACGGAAGAGATCGTCCATTTCTTCAATGGAAGAAGGGATGTCCCCGTCTACAATCCGCTGACGAGTAAGTATGGCTCGATCCTTATCTTTTACGATTACCCCCAAGAGCTCAATTTCCGTATTAAAGAGAACGTTGTGGAGAACAAGACGCGTCAGGTATTCCTTAACAGATGCCAACGTTACGTCTTTAGTTTCTGAATTAAAGGTATATCCAGAGCAGTTCCATTTGGTTTTCTTATAGTAGTATGGAGGAGCCAGAAATACGTCGTGTTCGTGTCCTTGCTCACCCCATTTTACAATATTGTCTTTGAGGTATGGAAGACCGAAGACATGTCCTAGTTGTGGCAGGAATGGCCCAATGTCTCCAGGGTAAAGCGCCCCGTTGCCTTGCGCCCATTCGTATAATGCTTTCCATTCAATATCGAATCTCTCACTTTCATCGATCTCAGGAATTCTGCCAAGTAATGTCTGTACGGCTTTGAAGGCTGTGATTGGATCAAATCCTTTGAGATTTGAGCGTTTTCTATCAGACATTTCAGGTCAAAAGAGTTATCGGGCAAGCAAGATTTTGCGATACGTGACGAGCGCGCAGTACGGCGTCCAGGCTCCATTTGCTCACAGGCAATGATCGCTTGGAGAACGTCGTGGATGTCCATATCGTTGTTCACTGACGGGAAGGGGTAGTTACTGGTTAGTTCAGCAGGGTTAGACAGAGAAAAGGGCTTTTTATTCCTTTTTTTTCTGTCTTCCCGAGGCAGCACGGTATCTGTGGATTTATCAATTTGCAAGATATTTTCTTTTCATGAAGAGGTGAGTTGATGGATGGCCGCTTGGATTGTCCGAGTTGTTTTTAGTTGATTCCGCCGGACAAGTCTCCCCATTTGATACGTTATGAATTTGAGTGTGAAGGCGGGATAGAAACATTGATTCTCGCCAACTTGAAGGAAGTCCGCCCTCATGCGATTGTTGGGGAATGGATAAGCTGACGTTTTTTTCACAGTGCCTTTCCCTGCTGGGGGATCAGGAGTTTGTGATGGATTCCCCGGCGGCCAGGGCTTGCGAGTTGTGGTTTCCTTCCGTGATGCTGGAGGCCGTTTCCTATGGCCCGTGGTCGTTTGCCACGAAGGAGGCCGTGCTGGCGTGCCCGGAGGGGAACGGCCGGTTTCCGCTGCCGGAGGATTGCCTGAAGTTGTTGAAGGTGGAGGCCAGGCGCTGGCGCATGGCCGGCCGCGTGGTGGTTTGCGAGGAAGCTCCTTCCCTGCTGCAGGTGCGGTTTTTGTCCAATGAGGCGGCTTTGGCAGAGATGCTGCCGGATCATGAGCCTTTGTTTGTGGAGGCCGTGAAGTGTTTGCTGGCTTCCAAGGTGGCGGCCACGGTGACGGGCAAGCCGCAGAATGTGGGCGTGTTTTTGGAGTTGTACAGGGGGTATGTTGCCTACGCCCTGTATCACGATGTGAGCCAGCGCGGGAGCAATGACCAGCATCCGCTGAAGGATATTTTGGATCGTTCCATTTTGTAGGGTTATGGGCAGTATCGGTTCTTATGTGACGAACAGGGCCAACGCGAAGAGCGCGCTGGCACAGGGACGGGCGGCGCGGGATGCCGCGTATGTGAATGCGGCCAATACCGAGGCGGAGTCCGCTTCCGCTTTGCGTCTTGCCGCCGAGAATATGGCGACAGCCAGGCGCAATCAGACGGCCGCTACGGCTTCCGTGCGGGCTGGGAGGGGCGCTTCCGGGTTTACTTCCGAGGGGTCCGGCAGCCAGGCGGAGCTTGCCGCGGCAGAAGTGCTGGAGAAGCAGATTTCCGATTTGTCCCTGGGCGCGGCGATCAGCGACCAGAGCAAGCGCCATGAGGCGGCGATGCAGCGCTGGGAGGGGGATGCCGCGCTGGTGAGCGCGCAGAATCAGGCGGCGGCTTATAAGTCCGCCGCTTCCGGGGCCCTGGTGTCCACGGGGCTTCAGCTTGGCGGGGCTTTGATCGGCGGCATTGGCGCCGGAATGGGGGCTTTCGGTTCGACGACGGCCGCCCAGGGGGCTTTTGCCGGTTATAATCTGGGCGGTTTGGCCGGGAGCGTGTTTCCCGGGTCTACGGCGGATCCCCGCCAGGGGATGATGACGCTGGGGGCCTGGGCGGCGAGTCCGGAGAAGAGCGGGTTTTCTTTTTACGATTACCTGGGCGGCCAGAAGTGGAATCCTTACAGGAGCGTGTGGCGATGAATGCGTTTGATGCGACCGTGAGCGCTTATGCGGAGGTGGGCCGGGATTTGTGGACGGATGTGAAGGATTGCGCATCCCTGGGGCTGGCGTTCGTTTCCCCGGAGGAGGTGTGCCTGGCTCTGCCCTCCGAGAGGCTGGGTGAGTTGTGTTTTCCTCCTGTGGGCATGCCGGATCTTCCGGAGAGGTGCTTGTTTGTGTGGTGGGCGGCCGGGGAGCCGCGCGAGCTGGCCCGGCTGGCCCGGCAGTTTTCCCGCAGAGGTTTTACGCATGTGGCCTGGCAACGGTTTTTGCGCGGGCCGAAGGTGCATGTTTTTTCCATTGATCAACTTACCGGTTTTATATCACGATGAGCGAGTTTTCTTTATACGGCGGGCCGTCCCTGCAGACGGCCAAGGCTGATCCCGGCGTCGCGGCGCGGGCCGCCAATGGCGATCAGGGCCAGGTGCTGGGCGCGTCCGTCCAGAAGGCCGAAGAGGCGGTTCAGGGGAGCGAGGAGGCGTTTGCCAGGATTTCCGATTTCGGGGAGATGCAGCGGCAGGAGGTGGAGCTGCGACGCATCCGGGACGAGTCCGACGCGAAGTTTTCCAGGATGCTGGCTTTCGCGCCGGGCACGAAGGAGAGCGTTTTTGAGAAGGACGGTTCCATCCGGCAGGGGAAGCTGGATGATTTGGCTTACGAGTTCGGCCAGAAGATTGACGCGCTGGGAGGCAGTTTTTTCCACCCGGAGAGCGCCATGAAGGCGGAGGCTGTCAGGACTTCCGTGAGGTCAAGCCTGCAGGAACGTTATTGGGGGCTGGCTGCCAAACATCAGCTGGGCGTTGCCAGACAGGCTTTCGATACGAGTTTGAAGCTGGCCGAGGAGAAGCAGGATTGGGGCGGTTACGAGAGGTCTGTTGATGACGCCGTAGCTTCCGGCACGATTTCCCGTGACGAAGGTGAGCTGCGTTTATTGAGAGGGAGGAAGACGGCTTCCCTCCATCATTTTGAGAACCTGGCCGCGACTAACCCGGGAGGCGCTTATGATTTTCTGGATAGCGATTATTGTCAGAGTTTGTTTGCTCCGTATGAATGTGGCGAGATGCGCCGGAATTTGGCCAGGAAGGCAAGGCCAGCCGCCGCGGACAGTTTTTTCAGTTCCTTTGTTTTGACGCGCAAGAAGGGCAAAGGTACGTCCGGAACGAAGGATGACGGCCCGGAGTGGACCGGGTTTTACACGGCCAGAGAGTGCGGATGGATCCGCGCTTTTCAAGCGGGGAGAGCGGACGAGGCGCGCCCGCAGATTGCCGCCGCGGCCGCCGAGGAGGCAAGGGCGTTTAATCCTTCTTTGTCAGAGGAGCAGAGCGAGGTGGCTCGGGATGCCTTTATCCAAAAGTATTCCCGGTTTGGGCTGGATAAGGAGTGGCTGTCCCGCCAGTGGGGGGATGCGGACAGGATGCGCAAGGAGTTGAAGACGCCCACGATTGATGTTAAAGGGCGCCTGGATTTGCTGGAGAAGCGGGGAGCGTTGCTGAATCAGGGAGCGTTCAACGCGGAGAATCAGCCTTACAGCAATGAGGATGGATGGGAATCCGGCGGGAAGTTCCGCGACGAGTTTATGGGGCAGCTGGGGTTGACGGGAACGGAGACACCCGAAAAAGCCAGGGATAAGTATATGGCGTACGCGCGGGCGAATCATGCCGCCGGATTGCGCGCCCAGGTTTCCGAGCGGTTCCATTCCTGGCGAACAACCGAAGGCAAGGATGCTTCCCAGGCGGAGCAGCAGGTGAAGCTGATCGATACTGTCCGGGAGATTACCGGGAACAGGGATGTTTCTTTTGTGGATAAAGGGGTGGATCTGATGGATTCCCGTATTGAAAGCGCCAGAGATGCACAGCATACGAAGTTTTACCAGTGGGCGGCAAAGAATGTCCGGAAGTTTTGGGTGGATTCCACGGAGAGGGAGGCGCCCATGCAGCGCGTGCGCCTGGGGTTCGATTCCTCCCGGAAGGATTTGCCCGCCGGCGTTTTGCTGCCCAGGAAGATGATTGAGCGTTTATCTCCTGCCCGCGCCAAAGGCATGATTGAGCCCGGCAACATTGATTTGTTGAACCGTCCTGTCGTCCACAATGCCGATGGAACCATCAGCACCGTGCGTTCCATTTCCGTGGGGATGGACGGGAAAGAGTATCTGATTCCGACCGTTTCCGAGGACGGCAAGGTTCTTTCCGATGACGATGCTGTGGAACAGTTCAGGAGGACAGGCAAGCATCTCGGCGTGTTCGATTCTCCGGAGACTGCTACATCGTATGCCAAACAGCTCCACGAGAGTCAAGATGCCCTTTATGGCAACGGATTAAAGAATTGTGTGGTGGAAGCGACGTTCGATAATGATCATTTCCGCCGTTTCCGCATTGTGGGCGCGTGCGAGGGGGATGTTCCTGTGATGACTTATGCCGTCGCCAGAGAGGGCTTCTACGATAAAGGCAGGTCTTATGCTGTGGATATGAGGATTATCAAGGGGGATCCAGACCAGCTGATGAAGGAGCAGGAGGCGGCCCTTCCCGCCGGGAAGAGCGTGAAGTTGAATAAGTCCGCTTTGGGTGGGCTGGCTCCTTACGGGCAGGCGTTTATTGACGCCGGGAGGAAGTATGGCATGACGCCGGACCAGGTGAAGATTGGCATGGCTATTGCTATGCTCGAAACCGGCAAGGGGACGAGCTCCGCTTTCCGGAATAAGAATAATTCCATGGGCATCAGTCCGAATGGCGGCGGGCCCCGTTCATTTGGTTCTGTGGAAGAGGGGATTGATTACGGCATGAGGAATCTCAAAAGGAATTATTTTGATAAAGGGTTAACCACTATTGAGCAAATCGGAGCCGTTTACGCGCCCATTGGAGCGGATAATGACCCCCGGAATCTCAATCAGCATTGGGTGAAGGGCGTACGCAAGTATCGCAGTTCTCTTTAATTTTTTATTTTTAACACGTTATGAATGAATTTTCTTTTTCCGAAAACAGTTTGGCAGGCGTTCCTGCCGAGGGGCTGCGGGAGGAAGCGTTTTCTCCCCGGCTGCAGCTGGAGGATGCCGGGCGCGTCACGGGGCTTGAGCCTTACGGCGAGATTTCCCATCAGAGTTTTAAGACCATGGATATGGTGGAGCCTCCGCCTCCTGTTGGGAGCGGTCTGGATTTTAAGGAGGCTTTGGCGGTTTACGATACGCTGGAGGATGGCCCGGCGAGGGTTGCCTTATCCAATGAGCTGGATAAGTGGGAGCGGAGGCAGGCTCTGGAGAATTACGACAGTCCGCTGGGGGAGAGGGAGAGGAGGGAGTATCAGCAGAAGGTGGAACGGCTGGACGCGCTGGGGATGGATTGGAAGGCCCACCCCGAGGCCAGGAAGAAGGCGGCGGAGGCTTACGGCGAGGAGTGGGTCAGGGCTTTTGAGGCCGTGCCGGACGAACATAAGAGCCGGGTACGCGGCGAGAAGGTTCTGGAAGAGTTTTATTCACGGCCGGGAGACAGGAACGGGGATTCCATGATCCGGTATTTGTCTTCCGTGGATGCCCCGGAGGGGATCCGCGGGAGCCGGGATGTATGGGACAGGTGGAACGCGGGCAGACAACCATTTTTCAAGGCGCAGGAGAAGGAGGCGGAGGCGGGAAGGAGTTTTGCGGCCAAGGCTGTTCCTGTTATCCGCGCCATGATGAATGGGGAAGGTTTTCTGGAGGCTCTGGGGAAGGCGGGAGAATTGACTCCGGAGGAGGAAAATTTTGCGATGTTGCATTGCGGGTATGGAACTCCCTGGGGACAGGCCGTCCAGCATGCGGCTGATTGGCTGAGGGGGCGCGGTTTTGATTTGCATCCGGAGGCGGCCGTAGAGCGACGGGCCAAAGAGCTTGCGGACGCGTATGTCAAAGAGAGGGAACGTTACGTTTCCAAAAATGACGCTTCCCTGAGTTGGGGTGGCCTGCCCAATCCGTTTTCCAGGACGATGGATGATTTCCGCCAGGAGGCGCGGGATGAGATGACAGGCAATATAACGGATGCCAATGTGTTTGATTTTGCCAAGGCTTTACTGGATTTAAAAACAGAAGATCCCATGGCAGCCGAGGCCGTGATTGGTTTGTATAAGGCGGATGCTGAACGGTTGAGGAATGATTCCACGTTGTTTGTTTCTCCTTTTAACCGAACGATGAGGATGATGATGGAGAGTTCTTCTTCATTGTTTGAGCAGTTGCTTTTGGGAGATGTGCGTGAGGGGGATACGGTTGAGTGGCAGCCGACAGGAGAGAGTTTTGCGCCCGTGGTGCGCGATAGCGAGGGGAAGCAGGCGTACCGCGTTTTGACCCCGGATCAGAATGAGATGATTTCCCAAATCCGGGCGATGAAGGCGGAGATTGCCGAGTCCCCGGATGGGGCCTGGTGGATTCGCCGCCAGTTTGACGGGCTGGGAAGAATGGCTGCCCAGACTTCCTTTTTCCTGGCTACGCGCGGCATGGGAACGTTTGCGTCCGTCGCCAACGACAGGATGGAGGAGCTGCGCGCCCAAGGCGTTTCCCCGCTGGAATCCCTCATACGGGGCGGAATAGCCGGGGGCACGGAGGTTCTGGTGGAGAGGCTGGGCGGCGAGAGCTTGTTTAAGACGTTGCGGTTTCTTGGCAGAAAGATGCCGTTTGCCGGCAAATTTGCCGGGTATATGGGGAGCGCTGCGGATATGATGAAGCGCGGGTTGTACGGTAATGCCGCGCTGCGCTACGGCGTTGCGTCTCTGGCCGCGGGTGGTTCCGAGTGGATGGAGGAGTTTATTCAGCCAACACTCCAGGCTCCTCTGGATGCCGGGCTTGCCCGACTGTTTGGGAGTAGAAACGGGATGACGGTTGAGGATTGGAAGGAGCTGCTGAGAGGCGCGGCGGATCCTGATCTTGGTTTCCAGATGCTGATGTTCGGCGCTGTGGTCGGAGGAGCCCAGATTCCGGCGTTTGCGCGGGAGGCGCGGGTTTCACGGGTGGGCGCCCCGCAGATCGAGGGGCTGGGGATAGACCGCGCCGAGGCGGAGAGGATTGCCAGTATTGTGGATCCCGTGGAGAAGAGCCGGGAGATTTTCCAGGCCGCGTTGAGCATGTCCGACCGGGCGGCCCAGCTGGAGAGTGTGCGCCAGGGGTTTTCCGCCATGAAGGAGGATTTTTCATGGCTGGCCCGTCAGGAGGCTTATCAGGCGGAGGTGGAGCTTCTTAATCTGCCCCGCGTGGAGGATTTGGGGGATGGGAGTTGGAGGTTTACCACGACAGTCAGGGATGCGGAGGGACAGGAGTCTTACGATGTTCTGGAGCTGAGCGAACAGGACGCCACGGCGCGGATGCAGGCCCTGCTGCACGACGGGATTCGCCTGAGGATGCTGGAGACCCAGCAGGCGTTTGCCGTGGACAGGACGATCGACCAGTTGTCTCAGTCCGGGAAGTACGTGTTTGAGGATATGGGGAGGGCCGAGACGGTGGAGACGGCCCGGAAGCTGGCCGAGGCCGCCCGGCTGCGCATTGCCGAAGGGGCGGATGTGAATGCCGAGGCCCAGGACCTGGGAACGCGGATGACGTACGGGCAGGTTGCCGGGATGGGTTCTTCTTTTGAGGAGCGCGTGAAATTGGGTGTGGCGCGCGGGGAGGTTTCCGCCTCGCGGCGTGTACACAGCAACGCGTACCGGGTGGCGATGAGGAATGGGCAGACGCTGATCCGCTTCCACAAGGGGGAGGTGACGGTTCCTGAATTGCTGGAGGAGGTGCTGGAGACCCACCTGACGGAGGATATGGAGAATACGAAGCATAGCCTGGATTGGTACGCGAATAATCTGCGGGCCCTTCAGGACGCATTGCGGAAGGAGGGGTATTTAAGCAAGGGGAAGGATTTGATCCGGAAGGATGGGGAGGTTTCCGTGAAGGATGTGGTTGAGGGGATGAGCATGCTGGCCAAGGGCGACGTATTGGCCCGGGCCGCGGATATGAGGCTGCCCCAGTGGATGAAGGATTTTCTGCAGATGGTGCGCCAGTGGGTTTCTTCCGCCAAGGCTCTGCTGGATTTGGGTACAGGTCTGCACGAGATGGAGCGCCGACGGCTGGCCGGGGAGAGCGTCCCGATTGACGCGGATTTCGCTCAGATGGTTCATGCGCTTTCCAATAGTTTGGAGTCCTACTGGATGCAGGAGGGGGCGCGACAGGGGGAAGCCGATGTTCAGCGTATTGTTGAAGAGGTCGGCGGCAGCGGGGTTTCCATGTCCCTGGCAGAGGATTCCTCCGTCAGTTTTTCCCTGGTGTCCATTCCTTCCGGGGAGGTGATCACTACCGCCTCCGAGATGCGGGCGAGGTTGAAGCCGTTGCAGGGCAAGGTGTTCGTTAATAAGAATACGGGGATTCAGGCCGTGATTGAGGCGCGCGTTTCCGGCAAGACGGTGGGCAAGGCCGGGGCGGCCCAAATGTCCGTGGCGAATTTGAAGGCGCTTGGGTTTTCCGCGGAGGAGGCCCGGAGGGTTCATTATACGGCTACGGCCCGCATTCACGAGTTGTTTGAGAATGCGGAGGATGGATTTTTTGAAGAGGCGTATAAACAAGATGCCTCAAAAGCCGGAGCCTATCATTTTTTCAATACAGTAGATATTGAAGGGATAGGAGCGTTTGATGTTAATGTTACAGCAATCAAATACGTTAAGGAACAGGAAGGTAACGTTCTTTACACGCTGGAATTGACTATAGAAAACCCCGCCGCTAGGGGAGCTGCTAGCCGGGAAGGCCGCCTACCTACACCCTTTAAGGACGGGGTTTCTACCCGTAATTTATCTTCCTATCGTTCGTTTGTCGAGAAGGAAAAGGCGGCTGTCAGGAAGAAGGCGGTCGCTGACGGGACGTTCATGAAGGCACCTAACGGAGCGAATACGAATCTGACGGAAGACCAGTGGCTTGCCGTGCGCACGGCGGCGTTTAAGAATTGGTTTGGGGATTGGGAGCATGACCCGCAGAACGCTTCCAAGGTGGTGGACGAGAACGGGGAGCCGAGGGTGGTGTATCATGGGAGCCATCAATGGTTTACTTCTTTTAACGATGGCAAGCAGAGACAGCAGAGCGGCGCCCCGGCAGGCACGATATTCGCTAATGATAACCGGGAGATAGCGGTAAGTTTTGCGGATTATTACGGGGGCCACGCAGACGAGGTGATTTTGGATCCGAATGATGAACGCCACCCGCGCTATTCCTGGGGGATTTACAGAGAAGGCGGCATTTATGACTTGTTCATGAATGTCCGGAATCCGCTGGTGGTGGATTTTGAAGGGAGGCCATGGCTTGATTCTTCAAAGGGTGGCGACATCAACGCTTTGTGCAGTAAGGCAAAGGAGAGTGGGCATGATGGGGTGATTGCTTTGAATATCGTGGATGTAGGTCTCAATGATCAGGAGAATGTCCCTGCTTCTACGGATTATGTGGCCTTTGATTCCGTACAGGTGAAGAGCGCCGCGCAGAACCGGGGGACGTATGACCCGAAGAATCCGGATATTACGTTTTCCATTGTTTCGGCACAGGAACAGGGCCTGTTCCGGGACGGCCATTTTGAGGCGGGCAACGCGGTGATTACGGAACCGGGGGTGACGTTTTCCATTGCCGCCCTGCATGCTTCCCCGCATTCTTTCCGGAAGTTTGATACGGCGTTCATGGGCAAGGGGGAAGGAGCGCAGGCGTATGGCTGGGGGCTGTATTTTGCGGAGAATCCGAAGGTGAACCGGAGTTATATGAACCAGTTCGCGCAGGATAAGGCGACATGGAAGTTCCGGGAGGTGGAGACTGGCGTTATAGAAGTGATGCAACGATCCCTGGTAGGCAGTTTTTTGCCGAAGGATGCCCTGCCGGAGGCGAAGGAGGACGCGTCAGATATCGCCTGGTCTGTTCTTGGCGATTTGGTTGATGCCGCCAGAGGAAGCATGACTGTTTTAGACATCGTCATGGAGTTGCATGATGAAATTGATACTAACAGGAAATACGCGGAGACGTACCCCCAGGAGCGGGAGAAGCTGGAACAACTGGAAGGCTTCATGCTTTCTCTGCTTGACCATCTGGACGAGATAGAGGTGAGGACGGGCATGCCTTCCAATTACCGCGTGGAGCTGAATGTAGAGGATTCCGAGTTGATGGGCTGGGATTACGTGGACGAGACGGTTCTTGCCTTGTTGAAGGATTCCCCGGTGGAAGAGGTGCGGTATGCTTTGGAACGTGCCGAAAGACGGGCGGATTACCGCGGCGAAAACGTGAGCGGCAAAGATGTTTATCAGGAGTTGTTTGATGCTTTTTGGGATGGAGAAGATGGCACGAAACAGGAGGCGCAGAAGGCCGCCAGCGTGTCTTTGCTGTCCAGCGATATTAAGGGAATCAAGTATGCTGACGGCTATACCCGCAATAAGGCAGAGGAGGAGCAGACGTATAATTACGTGATTTTTGACGGGAACGATATCAAGATTACGGCGTTTGCGGATGAGTCCACCGGGGGAGCGTGGGCGGATTATGAGGATCCGACGGCGACGTTTTCCTTGTCCGAAGGTTTCCCACGCCGTGTGAGCCGTGGAACACAGAATCTTGAGGTAGTCCACCGGATCGCCGCCAACCTGCGAGCGGATGCCGCCACCTGGGGACGCTACGACGGGAAAACGGATGAAGCGGCGTTCCTGGTGAATGTGGGCCGCAATGTTGCCCTGGTGAAGAGTGCCCTGATGCACCTGCCCGCCGGGTACCGCGTGGCCGTGAAGCCCTACATCGACCGGTTGCAGATTCTGGCGGAGCTGGCGGCCAAGGGGAAGATTGATGAGACAAGAATGGTGAATGCGTTTGCCCGCCGGGAGATTAAGCGGGAGATGGCGGAGGCGACCCGGGAGGGGATGGAGGAAGCAGAGATTACAGCCAGGGTCACGGCTGCCGGCACAGCCTGGGAGAAGGGTAAGAAGCCAACGCAGAAGTTCGCCAAAGAGGTGTTTGAGGATGAGATGGAGAAGGTACGCAAGGCCTGGGCGGAGAAACGTTTACACGAGCTGATGGCCGAGGTGATGGAGAAGGCCGCCGGGAAACTGGAAGCGCTGGCCAAGGATGGAGTTTCCGCCGGCATGGCACGGATGCTGGACCAGGTTCTCACTATCCGCAAGAAGAACGGGAAGCAGCAGAAGGGGAAGGTTTCCATGGAGGCTTACGCCTATTTAACGGATCAGGTGGTGCCCCTGCTCCGGATGACGGCCATGGAGAAGGAGGCGGCGATGAATGAGGCTGCCGCCGAGCTGGATAAGCTGGAGAAGGAGAACCCCGACCAGATGGACGGCGAGGCCGTGTCCAGGATGGAGGAGCTGCGTGAGGAGCTGACCCGGCTGGCCCTGTACGGGAATCTGGAGGGGATGAGCGTGGACGAGGCGCAGGCCGCCGCGAAGGCGCTGGAGATTTACATCAATACGGAGAAGGAGGGATGGGCCGCCGTGCAGGAGGCCGCCGCCGAACGGCTGAATGCGATTGGAAGGAGGATTGTGGAGAGGTTCAACCAGACCGGGAAGAAGGCCGATGAGAATACGCTGCGCGCCGCCAATGAGAAGTTCCACGGGAAGGTGAGTTTCAAGAATTTCGGCGATTTCATGGAGAATATGGACCAGCTGCTGACGCGCATGGGAACGATGCCCGCCCTGCAGGAGTTCACGACCGATATGCGCAGCCGGCTGACGAATGCGTTCCAGCAGATGCGGGATGCCCGCGGGCTGCGTGCCGCCGCCGTGCAGGATCTTTATGAGAAACATCTTACGGAGAAGGTGATGAAGGCCAGGAAGGTTGGCAATATGGCTGGATGGGTGACGTGGTTTAAGACGAGCCACGATACAAAAGTCCGGCTGAATGGGTGGATTACGCAGACGGCGCGGCTGACCTTGGAGCAGGCCCGGGAGGTGCGGGAGATGGATGCCCGGCAGAGGAAGGAGTTTATCCGGAAGCGATGGGAGGAGGGGATGGAGTATTTTTCCGAAGAGACGCTGGACCTTCTGTTGGCCCGCTTGCGGGAGCATGAGGAGGCCGCGGCCCGGGCGAGGGCTGAGGGCAGGAGGCCGGTCTACCGGAAGTATGTGACGGCGAAGGCGTCTTTTAAGGGGGAGGAGGGTTCCCCGCTGGTGTTGAGCCGGGATAATGCCCTGTACCTGGTGCTGCAGTCCGAGCAGGAGGATTACCGGGAGATGATGAAGCAGCAGGGGTATACGCCGGAGGTTATTTCCGCTTTGCGCGAGTACGTGGGGGAAGAAGGCATGGCGATCGGCTACGGGCTGCGGGAGCTGCTGAAGGCCCAGGGGGATAAGATCGGGAAGCTGTACGAGCAGGTGACGGGCGTTCCCTTCCCCCGCGTGGAGAATTATTTCCCTGCCCGTTTCTGGGCGCTGGATGCGATGAGTGATGCGGATGCGGCGGATATGATTTCCGGCGTGCCGAGCACGAAGGGGGGGAACCAGGGCTGGCAGAGGGTGAGGACGAAGCATCACCGGAGGCTGGATACGAGCGTGGGGGCGCTTTCCGTGTTCTGGGAGGCGACGGATATGACGGACCACTGGTATTACACGCAGGATATTACGGCGGATTTCCGGGGGCTGTTGCGACGCCGGGAGGTGGCCGAGAGCCTGGTGGCGAATTTGGGGAAGGATGATTTTGTGAGGCTGCGCCGCTGGGTGGATTTGCTGGAGCGGGCCGGCGTGGTTCAGGGGCAGGCGGTGGGTTCCCTGGATAAGCTTCTTAATGCCGTGTATTCCGGGCAGGCGAAGGCGATTCTGGCATTCCGGTTTGAGACGCTGATGAAGCAGGGGGCCGCCGTGCTGAATGCGTGGATTGGAGATCCGAGCATCGGTTTCTGGGATTACCTGGGGACGATGGCGAAGATGCGTAACGGAACGGCGGAGATGGGGGTGATTAAGATGATGAAGAGCGCCGAGTTCCAGGCGCGGCTGAATGACCGGGTTGACGTGGAGACATTGTCCCGCCTGAGGGATGATTCCTCCTACACGCTGGCGGAGGCCGCGCTGGTGTGGGGAATGAACGGGATTGAGTACACGGATGTGTTTTTCAATGCTGTGGGGTCCGCCGCCCTCTGGAATATCAAGTACCGGCAGGCCGTCAAGGCGGGCGTGGAGGAAGGGAGGGCAAAAGACGAGGCGTGGCAGGCGGTGAGGAATGCGCTGCATTCCGCCCAGCCCCAGACGTGGATTGACAAGTCGTTTGGCGGCCTGCACCGCGGCGCTTGGGGACGCGCTATTTTCTACATGATGAGCGAGAATCACAATAAAACGGCTGCGATTTACGGACTGGCACGGGCCGGGTTTGCCCCAGGGGTGACGCCCAAACAGCGGTGGGCTTCCTTATCCAAGGCTGGAAAGGTATGGCTGGCCTACGGGGCGTTTAACGCCATCATCGGCGCCATGCTGGATTACATGAAGGATGATGAAGAGGAGTGGGAGAAGCGCGATTGGCAGGGGTACTTGTTCGCTGCCCTGGCCGGTCCTATTGCCGGGATGCCGCTGGTAGGGGAAGCCGTAGAGTGGCTGTTTTCCGAGTTGTTGGGGTCCAAGGTGTACACAGGTTCCGCCGGCCGCGCCCTGATTGATTTCCGCTCAGGCTGGAATGCCGCCTGGAAGCTGGGCGAGATAATGCAGGAGGGCGGCCATGAAGCCGGGGATTACATGAAGCAGGTGATCAGGCTGGGACGCGTGTTTGGCGCGGCAGGCGGGATTGCCAGCGGCATGGCGAATAAGACGATTCAGACTGCCGGGCAGTATATGACGCTAGGAGCTGCTCTGATGAATCCGGTGAAGACTGTAGCGGATGTGATAGATTGACGGTAAAAAGCCCTCCTCCCTGGAGGGTGGGGAGGAGGGCTAACATGATTCAGAAGAATTGTTTATTCTATAGAAGCTATTGTCCTAAACCTTCCATTCTTTCTATAGTTTTTTCTAAAACTCTTCTGGCTATCACATGGGAATAGATGAGGAAGATTGCTTCTTTTTCCGACATGACTGCATCAGTACCAAAAACATCTACTACCGGCGGTTCTATTTTTCCAACGTACATCCAACTGTTTACGTCTTTTTCTCCATCCATTATAATCCCCATTCCCATGCATGCTTTTTGAAATATATCATATACATTTTTTTTAGTTAATTCCAATGGATTATTCTTACTCTTTATCCATCGTTCTACTCTTGGTACATTAATAACATGAGACCCTATAATTATTTTATTAAACAACAACTTCTTTCCTTTGTTGATATACTGTCTCATCGCCTCTTCTATATTGAGCGATTGGGTATCTTCATCACAAAAATACACATAAAGAACAGGAGATGATTTTTTATCGTTCACCCTTATTGCCAACATTGAATCATCTATTAGACGCATATCATTACCAAACAACTTAATAAGCTCGTCCATCATGTCCGGAACATTAAAAGAAAATCCGGTTGATGAAAGGAAAAGAAGTGAAAAAAATAGTAATATTTGCTTCATTACGTTGATTAGATTATTATTTATTTGCCCCGCCACAAATCTTGCAATTCACACCGCTACCGGTATCACTCCAATATCCCTTGCAGTTGTTGTAGTATCGGCAAGAAGAGTTATGCGTCTTCCCTGTTGAGCTGATCCAGTATTTCCCCTGCGCGGCTTCTATCTTCACAGAAGTCTGAGTGCTTCCCACAGGGCAAGCTCCAATGGAAGCCACGGAGAGGCACACAGCAGAGGCGGCATAGATCAACAGTTTTCTCATAGTCATGCCTCAACTTAGCTCTCTGTGGATATTATGGCAATAATCTTTTATCCATTCATCAATATCTATCACTTCCCCGGGCTGCAGGTGCGACGCAATCCACGCCCTGAGAATGGTGTTTTCCAATTGCAGAGCCTCAAGACTTCCTTTCTCCACTCCTTTGATCACGCCCAAGGATGGCTCCACCTCGCCCATCAACTCCCGGATGCGGGCAAGTGACTTGGCTGGTATTTTTCTCCGGACCGACATCCAGCCATACACCGTGCGAATACTGACTCTGCATTGTTCAGCGAGCCAGTTGCAGTCCTTTCCGGTTTCTTTGAGCCATTTCTTGATGTCACTTTTCGAGTGCATTCCTTAGAACTATCATACCGGAAAAGGGAGAATATGAGGGGGGGCTTTGTTGTCAATACTTGACAAAAATAACCACATTTTATATATGTATAGTGTATATGAAAGCTTCTCTCTTTTCTATTGTCACTGTGTTATTCTCTGGATTTGTTTCTTCTTGTTCTCAATGCTACTACGATGATTATGTCAAATCCTATTTAGGTAAATCTTCTTCGGAACTTCTATTTGATTGGGGCACCCCATCCAAACAATTTAAAACAGAGGATGGATATACTATCATTCAATATGTCAAATACAAAAATTTTACTCCTCAGCCAACAGGAGATCCTTTAGGAGATGCACTAGGAATGTGGGCCGCCGCTGATACTAATTACAACTGTACAACAGATTTTATGATAAAAAGCAATAAGGTTGTTTCGTACAAATGGGAAGGCAACTGTAAAAATGCAACACCAAAATCATGGATTGAAGCAAATAAGGATCGTATAGAAAAAGAGCGGGCAAATAGATAGACGTAACAAGTAGCTATCTTTTTCTTCTGTAAAGAACAACAAAAAAGCCCCTGACCCGGAGGCCAAGGGCTGAACAGAAACCTTCCGCTTATCTGTGGCGGTGGTACGTGCCAGTCTTGCGGTCGTAATGCCCACCGTTGGAATCTAATCTACCGGAGTGGCACGTATCAAACATGTGCTTGTGGTACGTGCCGGTCTTGCGGTCATAATGACCACCGTTCTTGTCGGTACGCCCGGAATGAGCGTTGGCTAGGGTAGCCAAGGATACTGCTGTGATGATGATTGCGAGAGCTTTCATGTAATGGATATCACATGCTTATTTGTTGCAGAATACAATACGGTTTTATAATCAATTAACGGCAAGCATATTTTGTGAACGATTACACAACAACTAACATATAATTACATTTATGCCTTTTTCCACTTCTCCAGCGTTTCCACATAGATGCCGGAGATTTTGCCGCCGTCCATGGGTTCGATGTCTCCGAAGTCGGGATTAAGTGGATGTAATACGTATTCCATTTTACCGGTTTCCGGGTTTTTCCTGCGGACCAGTTTTTTGAGCGTCACGCCGCGTTCATCATGGTATTGAACAATGGTTCCAGGTTTGGGGATGGGGGGGATGGTGTATTTTTTCATGATGACCACGGAACTGTCCGGAATGGAAGGTTCCATAGAGTGACCGTTCACGCGCAGCAAGTATTCCCCTTTTTCCAGTTCACGGTATAGTCTGATGTCCTGCGGAATGGTGTCTCCATCCGCCAGGTTGCCGGCGGCAATGTTGCCGATGATTCGTCCCTGAGCCTCCAAAGGAGGGGTTGTGAATGTTTCTACCGGGGTAAACTGCTGGCTGGGAGCTTCTGCTTTCCTTTTCTGATGTGCCTTGGCTGTGACTTGAAGGATATGGGAAACCATATCCTCTATAGTTTTTTTTGCTTCATCCGCCATGGCGCGAAGTTGCTTTTCAAAGTCTGGCGGAAGCTCAAACTCAATTTCTTCCTCTCCTGACATCAGCTTTTCAATGAGTTCCATTTTTTGAGGAACGATCGGCTTTCCGGCAGAAAGCCAGTTATCCACCGTTCGCTTACTGACCAATGTTTTTTCAGCTAACCACGCACGGTCTTTCCCTATCTCTTTGAGCCACGTTTTGATGTCTTCAGCATTGAGCATGTCAGCATTATGCACCAGAAGTGCATCAAGCGCAATAGAAATATTTACCATTGATGCACCAGAAACGAAAAATAATGTTGACTTAATTTCGTTCTGGGTGCATTTTGACAATATCAACAGCACGCAAGACGCGAATATGATCATCGACCTGAAAAAAGAAACGCAAGAAGTGCGGGAGTGGTTCCGGGAGGCGCAGGCCGCTACAGGCTTGAGCGGCCGGGCTCTCGTTATCGGCGCCATCATGGATTTCCGCCAGAAGGCAAAAGACCGTAGTCCACAACCTCGAAAGAAGAACTCCGAACCCAAGAAGCCCGCGGCATGAATATGAACGAACACATTCAATACCTGGCAGATCATGCGGCATTTCTTTGCAGCTTGAGCCGTCTGTCCAACCAGACTGATGAGATGAAAAAACTCATGAAGAGCAGCGCAGAAGCCGCACTCAAGGCAGCCGGAACCATCCTGTCCATGATGGAGGATGAAGAAAGGAAGTCCAGCAACCTCGAACCCAAGAAGCCGGAAGCATGAACTCACCTCTCACTCAAAAGCCCTCTATCAAAGAGGAAGCGTCTTCCACTCGTAGTAATACGCCAGCGGTAGATGCCAGCAGGGTTGTAGCCTCCAGAGATCAAGTCGGATTTTACGGCTTTGGCAATAACGATATCCGTGAATTCCGTGTTCCAGTTGAGGCTTTGCGCAACTTCCGATTTACTCCACGGTTCATGATTCAGAGCAAAAAGGAGGAGCTTCTCCTGCGCCTCTCCGAGCTGTTTTTCTTTCTGCGTCGCCTGGAGTTGTGTCTTGTTGATCTCTGCTTGAAGGATTCTGTTGACCTGAAGAAGCTTTCTGTTCTGGCGGATGAGGTTACGGAACTCAAGGGTGTGGCGCGGGAAGCACTGGCTTATTTTCATGAAGCGGCGCAGTCGATTGAACCTCCTTTTCAACCAAGCGGCAATGATTTTTCTGAATCGGTAGATAAGAGCCAAGACGACTGTGGAAGCAACTGTGATGCAGATTCCTTCAATGATGTTGGACCAACTAATTCCTCCGAACATGGAGGAGAATGTATCTGATAATCCTAAATCTTTCAAACCTAACAATGATGATGAATACAAATACTGAATTACCGAAGAACGCTCGGATGTTGACCAAGGAAGAAGCAGATGACTGGGACAAGATCTGTTCCGATTTCGAACTCATTTTCCTCGAAGTAGATGGAGAAATACGCGAGTTTGAAAGAATAAGTTCCTGTCCTTCCCCTGTTCTGGGGAAAGGTTTCCTGGTATTGGCTGTCTCTTGCCCTGAATGGGGGAAAGAGAAACTAATGATTGTTGCCAGATGTAAAGAAGGAAAGGAGGTAGTTTGAATGAATAACGCGGAATCTGGCATTCGCGTTAGGGATGGAGAGGATGTAATCATAAGTCCCGTCGGAGCGCTTCTTAATCAGCGCAATGTAATCCACATTCACGATATGGGGACGACCAGAAGAATCTTCTATTGTGATGAATTTAGGCATAACGGAATAGTAGCCTGACAGCTTTCATCTTCAAGAATAATGAGCCGGCATGCGCATGAATTTAGGCAATACGAGCACATTCAAAGCCAAGGCGTTACATTGGCAGGCTCTCCATTTTTATTTAAGTAATAACAACCAATATCAATCACTAACAAATAACCCATGATGAACTGGACTGAATTTATAGTTGTGACGCTGCTTAACCTGGCAGGCTACCTGTCCGCGCTGATGCTTGGTATCAGCCTGGGAGAGAAACACATCATACGCCAGGTGAACAGAACCCTGGAACAGATGAGAAAGGAGCGGGCATGATTATCGAATACGACGACGAAGACCGGTGCATCCGGGTGAATGGCGAATACGTCGCCATCCGGGAAGCGGAGGGCATCAAGGACGAGCTGGAATTAGCGATTGACCAGTGGGAAGTGGATCACGCCCCCCAGTGCGACAACCCCGACGGACATTACGACGACTGAACTATGGAAGAAGATCTGATCGAAGAATTGAAGCTGCTCGGCTGGTACGAGTTTTAACAATGAAAATATTATGACCTACCCTGAATCAGAGTTTTACGACTGCAAGACTTTGGCCCTGATGTACGATTCCGACCGGGATGTGATCAAGCGGACCGTCCATGAGTTGAAGGACAAGGGGCATGTGATCGAGATCCTGTACTGGGGCAAGCAGGGGAAGATGAAGGTGCACGGCAAGCAGTTCCGCCGGGCGTTGCTTCGAGAATATGGAGAAGGAGGAGTGAGCAAATGAATACCTTTTTCAAGTTTTTGGGTGCCTGCTCCTTTGGTCTTTCCGCTGCGTGCCTGTTCTGGCTGGCGGTGGAGCTGGATAACGCCGAGCTGCAGGCCGGCAAGAGCCCGCATTCCGGGTTTTGCCCGGAGTCTCCCACTCCCATGAAAGCTTTTGACGGTTTGGAAAAACCGTCCCGCCCTCACGGTATGAGGAAACAATGAGTTGGCCGGGGTCAGTTGGCCCTGACTCCCGGCCTGTTACAAATGCAACCTACAAAATTACAATAAGTAACGAGTTATGAATACACCAAGTGAAGCCACACGGCAAGAGAAAGTAATGGATCCCTCCAAGTCCACCGAGCTGGCCGTCAGCCTGGACAATCTGGCCCTGGAAGCCCAGCAGGCATTGAGCTGCAAGGGCAGCTTTGAAAAGGCCATCAACATGGGCATTGCCATGAACCGGCTGCGCGACGCCCTGACTCCCCCCATCATGGAATCCATCATGAAGCTGAAAGGCTCCCAGCTCGGCTTCCGCACGGACGAGTGCGCTGCGACACAATACAAAGAAGGCGTGACCTATGGCGTGGATGCGGTCAGGGAATGCCTGATTGTGGCCACCTGCATGGGCCTTTCTCCGGTAGGTAATCAGTGGAATATCCTTGCCGGGCGCACGTATGTGACCAAGGAAGGCATGACCTACCTGTTGAAGAACCTGGAAGGCCTGACCAATTTGAAGATGGTTTACCATCCCGCCGAAATCAAAGAGTCTTCCACTTCCGGCATCAGCAAGAGCGGGAAGGAGTACCAGAAGATTGAGCGGGAAGGTTTGGTGAGGGTCGATATGAGCTGGGAGTTCAAGGGAGTCCCGGATTCCGAAACTCTTGAGTTCTGTATCCGTGTAAATAACGGCATGAGCCAGGATGCCATTATTGGCAAGGCCGAGCGGAAGGCCAAGGCATGGCTTTATTCCCACCTGACCGACACGATTATTTCCGACGGCGAAGTGGAAGACGGACGGGAAATGCGGAATGCTACTCCGGAAGCCGGAACGCAGAAGCCGAAGGCCGGCAATCCTCTTGCGGGCGCCGCTGTACCTCCGCCAGTGGCGGCGGCAGCCAGGCAGGAAGAAAAGCCCCTTGAACCGGAAGTGGTTTCTTCGCCCACTCCTACTGATGATTTGAAGCTGGAGCCGGAATCTGCCGTGAGCGTGGCAGACCTGGAAAAACTGCTGCGAGACCACGGCGTGACGATGCCCCAGGTAGTGAATTTCTGCCGGGGCCGGCAGATTTATTACGTGCAGGGAGCCAGCCGGGAAGAGACGTTCCCGCCCAAGACGCTGGAGTGGCTGGTGGCGAATTTCAATCAGGTGGTTGCCTGGGTGGGGGCCTCCGGGAAGTAAGCATGCAGGATAGCAAGGATCTTTAGCTATGAATGTTTTAGATTTATCGGGCTTTGCGACTTTCGGCGAGGCTTGTGGCCGGGTGGATAATCCGCAGGCGTACCACGATTCCAAGAAGGGGATTCCTCACTGTGTCTCCAAGTCCATGCTGACGGATTTCGCCCGGAATCCCTATAAATGGAAGTATCGGCAGGATGAAGGGATTGAGAAGGTTTCCCAGGGGTTCCGGTTTGGTTCCCTGGTGGATTGTCTGGCCCTGACGCCGGATCAGTTCCAGAGTCAGTATCTCGTGGAAGAGTGGCTGCCGGGGGTGAATAAGAACGGCTCCGTGTCCAAGACGAAGCAGGACGACGGGCAAGCAGCCCGCTGGGCGGCGTTTGCCGACCGTGGGGGAGCCGTGCTGACGCCGGAGGAGTACGCCGAAGCGCAGAAGGCCGTGGGGATTTTCAATAATTACCTGCGCACCGAACACGGACTGGTGCTGGGGGATTCGTTTGATTCCCAGGTGGCGATGTACAAGATGCTGCTCATTGAGTACGCACCGGACAAGCCTCCGGTTCCGATTACGATTACGGGGATGATCGACATTCTTCCTCACGATGAAGAGATGCCGATTATTGATATGAAGACGACTTCCACGCCCGTGGAGGATCCCGGCCTGATTGACCGGGATATGGCCCGCTACGGGTACGGCTGGCAGGCTGCCTTGTATTGCGATTTGTATGAGGCGATTTTCGGGATACGCCGGAATTTCATGTTTGTGTTCATGGAGTCGGCAGCTCCTTACTGCATTTCCGAGGTGCGGATGGATCAGGAGGCCCTGGAGCATTACCGGGGGCAGTATATGGCCGCCCTGCGCCAGTACGCCGAGTGCGTGGCGACGGGGATTTATCCGGGAGCTGTGGCCTTGCCGCGGTATTTCCGCATTCCGCGCTGGGAACTTAAAAAGGGATGGGAAGGAGGTGCGGCATGATGACCACGCTGACCATTACTTTGCCCCACACGCCGCGCTGCCTGTCTCCGAATGCGAAGGCCCCTCTCACGCAGAGGGGGGCCATTGTGGCCGGTTATAAGAAGACGGCTGCCAAGAGCCGCGCCCGGAATATAGCCTGGGGCAGGACTTGTGAAGCCCTGAATGGCCGGAGGATGCAACCGACGCATTACCGGGTGGTCTGGTTTTACAAGGGTAATAAGCCGGATGCGGATAATTGCCTGGCACGTTGCAAGGCGTATCTGGACGGGGCCTGCAAGGCTATGGGCATCGACGACCGGACGCTGGACTGCGCCGGGATTGACCGCGTGCATGACCTGGCCCACGCCGGCAAGGTGGAAATCGTGTTTGAAAGGAGGGACGATGAAAACGCCTAAATGCCCGCTGTGCGGCACACCTTTGAAAGCCATACGAGGATATGATGTCCATGGGATAACAACCGATTGGGTTGCTGGTTGCTACAACTGCTTCTTCCAGAGTTCCCATTTTTGGAAAACCAAGAAGGCATGTATTGAAGATATGGATAGGCTTGTTTCTTTGTTTCCTCCCATCATGAGGGTTTGGCCGGGGGACAAGTTGCAAGTAGAGGATGGAAGCATTTGTGAAGTGATAAACGTTAATAAAAATCTAGCAATGATGGACGTGAGGAGAGGTGAAGGAAGACCGGTATTCACGATTGCAGATACTCATGTCATTAGATGGCCTTGGGAACTCGAACAGGAGGGAGGGACGGAGCAATGATTAACATCCTCTTATCCGTCAGGCGGCCTTTCTCCGGGAAAATTCTGTCCGGGGAAAAGAGATGGGAGTTGCGTAAAAAC